ACGACCCCGGGCTTCTTCGTTAGCGAAGGTATCACTTTACACTTCTTTTCGTCAGCGAAGGTATCACTTTACTCTTCACCCTTTACTCTTGTCGCGCAGCGACCCCCAAAAAAAGAAACGCCCCCGCATCACTGCGAAGGCGCACCCCGATTCGATTATAAATCCAATCTTACTATGAAACTATTTATGAATTAAATCACAATATCTTCTTATTAAAAACATTATTAACTCGATAGGTTTTTACATTCAATTTGTATTTACTGGTTATTAATAACTCAACACTTTTTGTTTGTTAATCACTAAAATTGGAAGCCCGGTGGAGGAGCCTCCCGAACTTTCGTCGCGGGAGGTGAGGACCAGGTTTTGCCGGGCTTCCGGTTGCTTGTCTCCTCAGGGTTGTCGGTGTCACACGGTCGGTGCCTCAATCTTTCAGTCGGTGTCCACTGTCGGTGTCGGTCAGCGCCGAGTCGCTCTTGGCCTTCCTCGATGTCACCGTCGGGTCGCCGCCCTCTCTTCTGTTTTTTTAGTCCATCACTACAGAAAATTATCCCTTGAGAGGGCAGCCGGCGGTGTCTGCACATCGGTGCAGCCAGTCATGGCGGTGTCGGCGCTGCGTCGGTCGGTGTCTCCTTACTGCTTCTTGGCGGTGCCTTCGTCGGTGCCACTGGCGGTGTCGTAGTCGTCGGTGTCGGTCACCGAGAGCGGAATCGTGCGCCATCCGCCGTTCTTGCCCTTCACCTCAAGTCGGATGTAGGACTTGGTCATGGCGGGGCGATAGGCCTCGGTGATGATGTCGACTCCCTCGATGAAGCGCTCGTTGCCGCTCTGGTCGGCCAGCTTCTTCAGCTGCAGGATGCGACTTGCCTTCAGGTTGCCCTGCTGGTCTTTAGAGAGGAGGCGGAGCACCAGGTCAACCAGTGCCTTTGTCTCCTTATCCTTGGCCAGGCCGCTGATGTACTCCTTCACCATTTCGATGCCGTCCTCAGCGGTGTCGTCATACGAGTCGATGCAGTTGGTTCCCAGCATTAGGCGCATCGTGCCTGCTTCGTTCATGAATGTGTGTGAGCGTTGTCCGTTGCGCGTCAGTGCCATCACCTCCGCCTTCATCTCGAGGATGGCGCGGAAGTTCTCGAACACCTTGTCCTTCACTGCCTTCATCTGTTCGCTCAGGGCGATCAGCTCGGGCACTGCTGCCTCCACCTCGTCGTTCACCATTCGGCGGTATTCGTCGCGGTTCTCGCGGCGGCGTGTCTCGATCTCCTTCTTGCGGCGGAAGGCGCGGAACTCTTCAAGCTCTTCGGGGCTCATTTTTGCTTCTTCCATTTTTGTTTGTTTCTTTTAAGTTGATAAATCGTTGTTCTCGCTCCGCGGTTCAGACTATGCTTCCTACTACGAGGGCGAGGGAGATGAGCATCCAGAAGATGCACATCAGGATTGTCCGCTGGTCTTCCGGAGGAAGGCGTGCGAAGTTCTCCCGCAGCTTCTCTAATGTTTTCATATTGGTCCTTTCTTTTATTAGTGGCGGTGAGGGTCGACCTCATCCGCCCGTTCACTTCGTAGATCATTCTCTGTGCAGGCCGAATGCCTCGTCTATGGTGTATTCTGTCCGCGCTATCTCATCCTCGACCCAAAGGCCAAGCTCCTTCATAAACTCCAGGTAATCTTCATCACCCATCTCCACTGTCACCTCTCTGATGTGACGCTGCAAGTCAGACATCGCATTCTGTCCCATACTCTTCCTCCATATCTTTCAATGCGTTGTCGAATAATTCTCTGTCAGCCCTTATCGCCTGTAGCAACTCGCTCTGGAAGTTCTCCACGATGCGTCGGTTCATTTCTGCGTCGTCATACAGCTGACGGCGGAGATAGTTCAGATACTTGTCGTCTTCCGTGACGAACCTCTCGAAGGACTCCTTCTGATTCTGTCTGAGACGCTTCGCAATCTCCTTCTCGCTTACCGCCTTCATCTCTTCCCCTCCTTCATCTTTATCTCGTTATATCTCCTCATAATATCCGGAGTGACTCCGAGCTCCTCTAGTCGGTTGACGCGGGCTATAAACGCCGCAGCCAAGCGTCGGCACGATTCATCGCTCACCACCATGCGGCGGCAGCCTTCTGTAAGCTTTTGTTCGTTCATATCAATCATTTTTGTCGTTAATAAAAAACTGTTTATTTTCTCTCTTTCATATAATCCGGATTACACTCTAGTCGTTTGTCGTTTAACGGTTACGTGTTCCCGAGTCTTGTCGTCCCGCAGAGGCTCGGCTGAGCCCTGCATCCGAGAGTCATCCGAACACTGTTCGAATGGTGTTCGCTCACTGCTCAGCAGTAACTCATCTCCTTGCCCTCAACCATGATGTGCAGCCGGATTACCTGTCCGCCGCTCACCACCGGCTGAACCTTCAGCCCGCCCTTGCGGATTATCGCCCTCAGCTTGCGCGACAGAGCCGTCAGCCCGCCCTCGTTCAGGCGGTAGAAGCTCTCACCGGCTATGCGCTTGTCCTGACAGAAGGCATTGATGCGGCGCCAGTCGTCGGTGTCCACTCCCGCGTCCTCCATCAGCTTCAGGCAGAGGTGGCGCAGCTGGCGCAGCTCCTCGCGATTGATGGCGCGTCCGTGCTCCAGGTCGTAGCAAAGGGCGTTGTATTCGTAAAGCTGCATCTCTCGAAGGCTCTCCGTGCGGCCGTTGGTGTACTGGCTCACCAGCTGGTGGCGCAGCTCCTCTGTGTCGCCGGGGATGCCGAGCCGCTTCCAGATGCAGAAGAAGCGGGCGAAGTTCGCAACGCGCTGCGATGCGACCGTCGGTGCGTTTTCGTAGATCCTCGGCATGGCTAGTCCTCCCCACGTTTAATTTTCGTCGGTGCCCACTGCACGTCGACCTTGGCGTCCACCATGCCCGTGCCGTTGCAGAGGGGGCAGGTCTCAGTCTCCTCGTCGGTGTCGTGACGGTTGAAGTAGCCGCGCCCGCCGCAGTAGCCGCAGGTGACACCCAGCACCATGAAGTTCTCCTTCACCCCGATGGCGGGGCAGCTTGGAGCCTCAATCTCAATCACTGTCTTGCGTGTACTCATAACGTTGAATGTTTATTTATGAATTGCTAATCTATTATTACTTTACTCTTAACCCTTAACTCTTTACTCTTGGAGCGGAGCGACCTGACTCTTGGAGCGTAGCGACCCGCTTTCGCCCCAGTATTTCTCCGCCCCCTCTTTCCATACGACGAACTCGCCCTTCGAGCCGATGTACCGACCTTTCGAGAAGGCCTTGTAGCCCTCGACCCATATCTTCAGGTCGGCGTCGTACTGAATGCGCTGGGCAGACTCACCCGCAGGCAGACGCCCGCGTGCATGACTGATCAGGATGATTAGCTTGGAGGTGAATTCCTCCTTCAGGTGGATGTAGTCGGTGTAGTTCATCTGTGTGTATTGCAGAGAGTCTATCACCACGATCGAGGGACTCTTCTTCTTACGGAGTCGCTCCTTCAGCTCTTCCATCGACTCAACGACCAGGGCGAAGCGGTTGCCACACTCGTGCATCTTGTAGCGGGTGAAGTTCTTCTGGACGGTCATCGACGCGCCCTCCTCCAGGCTCACGTAGAGCACGGTGTCATACTGGCTCAGCTTCTTGCACAGCTGCATCACGAAGGATGTCTTGCCGTTGCCCGAGTTGCCCCAGATGAACCATCGCCCCCGACGTTCCGGCTGGCTGAAGGCCTCTGCCCACGCGCCGTCGAACGGGAAGGTCTTATATCGTTTGTTCAAAATATCAGTTACGGTATAACTGCGTTTCATTGTATTAATGTTTTTCTTGTCGTCTTGAAAAAAGTTCTAAAGTATGTCGTCTAAAAGGTGTTCGTCACTGTCGTGCGCCCCAAACATCGTCGTGCGTGTTCGGTTTGCCGGTGTCTCTCTTTTAGCGTTAGTGTATCGTAAAAGGAAACTCTGCGGTGCCTTTAGTGCGGTTATTCCGGAGTATCGCCGCTGATGAGCGACGTCATAACACTTATTCGCCGTAGTTATTAGCCCTTTCCCAGCAGGGCAGCCACCGCGAGAGCTCCTTTTTTCTATTTCGTCGTCCTCTTCATCACATGGATGAACTTCTTCACGCGGCGGAAGTCGTTGGCATGGTCGGCAGCGTCGGCCACCACCTTCACGATGCTCTTCTCGTCGGTCACTCCGTTAGCCATGCAGATGGCAGCCACGTCGTTCTTGTCAGCCGGACTCAGGTCGAAGTACTTGCGACCGATGCGCGAGAAGAACTCCTTATACCCCGGACGATAGTAGCGCAGACCTATCTCTATACGCTGCTTGATGGTATCTGTCGACAGAAACACCATGCCGCAGCGGTCCTCTATCTTGTTATACATTGAGACGAAGTAGTGGAACACCGTCTCGGTCAGCTTGTCTGCCTCGTCGAAGATCAGCACCGGCGACTCCATCTTCACAATCTCCACTATGATGAGGTCCCAGAGGTCGCGCAGCGTGATGCCGTCCGAACGAAGTCCGATGGCGCGGGCAATCTCGCGGACGAAGTCTGTCCTCTGCAGGTCCTCAGAGCAGAGTATGTAGAACGCCTCGCGGTGAGTGGCCTGATACTGGCGCGCCGTAGTGCTCTTGCCGCTGCCGGCTTCACCCGTCACCCATGTCACGTTCTTGTACAGCTGAGCATCCTCCAGCACGCTGGTCATCTCGCGGAATGCGTAGGTATCAGCCACGTTCCACTCCTCGCCCCGCGTCGGCATGCCGCCAACCTGAGCGCCTATCTTTCGCCACATCACTTCCGAGATGCTGTCGTCCTTACCTCCGTTAAGGATTGTACTGATGGTTCCTGCCGAAGTACCCTTCAGCGACTTCGCTGCCATGTTCTGGCTCTGAAACTTGCCCACATACGCTCTCAGTCTCTCGCGTATGCCCTCTTTTTCATTGTCTGTTATCATTGTTGTATGCTTTATGGTTTAAAATAGTATTCAACTTAACTCTTTAACTATAGTATTACTTTACTCTTCACTCTTTACTCTTAACTCTTAGGCAAGCTACAGCTTGCCAATCACCTTCTTTTCGTCGAACTCTCTTGGAGCCATTATCTGGTCCCAGGTGATGTTGCTCTTCTGCTTCGTGGCGCGTCCCGCCTGAGTCTCCTCGATGGGACCCACTCGGTAGAGCGCCGTCCTTCGTTCAATCTCTCGACGAGTCTCCGTCGTCGCTCCCTGTAGCTTCGGTGTCACGAGCCCCAGCT